GTGTACATTCCGAAATCTATGTTAAGTATCATTACAACTCTCTTTAGTCTCAATTAAGTATCTATTATAACACACTGGATGCTGGTGTCAACCCCTAAGCGTGCTTCCAGTCGAAATCTTCAACATATTTCATACCGTACTCGTTAGGCTCAGCATCAGCGCTTGGCTCAAAACCATCTCTAAACTTGAGCTTATTCACCTTGAATGGCGTGTAGTCTACGTGATGGTGCCAGCGACCGTATCGCCAGACAAGCCGAGCAACATCAGGGTGCATATCAACGAGCATTTGCGACTTATTGACTGTTCCTTCGGTATTGTAGCCTGTCTCTTTGAATCCCTCACTGTCGGCGTTCTCTGCATGATAGAACTCGGACGTATTACCACCAGCTACTGTCTGGGTGGCGCACTTGGCCTGAAGGAATGAGTTAAACTGCACACAAACGTCTCCATCCTTCATAACTCTCAGGCAGATGTCGGTATCTTCGTTGTAACGACCTCGCCATCTATGCTTACAGTCATTGCGAATGAGCAAAGTTGAATAGATTCGAGTATTAGCCACATACGGCGCATATTGCTGGCTGGGGTCAATAAAGAACCGATACTGTGGCCCAGCGATATAGACATTAGAGTATCTCTCAACAAAGTCTTCCATTACCTGAAAGCCGACTCCGCTTTCGAACCGGACTCTAGAGTTGTTATGAAGTCGGTGGAAGTCTCCGATGTTATCATCCAATACCCAGTGACTCGTTGCACCCATACTAATAGAGTGATCCCATGCCCAGTTTCGAGCACGTCCTGGGCCATCGCCATGATTAGAAAATGGTGCCACCAGCAACGTGACGTAATCCCTAATGCTAAACGTATCTAGGGCTTTCTCATATGGCTCCAGATCTTGAGGCTCAATGACGATGTTATGTGGTATCTGCATACGAGACAACACTCTAGATGTGATCATAGACTCAGATCGACCCTTTGATACAATGTACATTGGGTGCTTAGGAAGCGTCCGGCCTTCGGGCTGAATCCAACGTAAGAGCAGATTCTTAATAACCTTCTGCTCTGGATACCACATACTCTTAGTCTTCTCGGTGATGGACTGTGGAATCTTAGCACAAAACTTCGCATAGCACTCTTCAGTGCGAAACTTTAATGTGATGACCCGAAACTTGATCTTCTCGTTCTGAACAAAGTTTGGCATATCTTTCCAATGGGCCATCCAGTTTAGTGTGTATGCTGAAGGCACATCGAGCGGGCCATTGCTGATACCACCCCTAGTGGGTATGAGCTTGTCTGCGTCAAATACCACAGGAGAGTCGTCTTCGTCTTTGAATAGACTGAGTGATGTATCATGCAAGGGATAATACGCCTCTTTCATATCACCTGGGAAGAATTGGTTGACGGCCGTACAGAATGCAGCCATGTCATCCTTTGTCCTGAAGTGTACATAAATCTCTTTCCAGACGCTAGATCGAACGACTCTGTTTGCCTTAGAGTTGTCCTGTAGAGCAACTGGTATGGGCTCATCAAAGAACCTATCGAGGCTCACGCTGTACTTATCGCCCTTTCTGGCTTCAGTGTCGATGTAGTTGTCGTAATCGCCACTTTCTTTAACTAGATCTCTATTCATCATCTAAATCCTCTTTCAACATTCAAAAACTTGTCTTTATAGTACGCCAGCAACTCAATACGCTTAGATTCGCTCGGAATTTCAAGCATCATCAAAGGACTCAAGTCTACATCGAACGAACTCTCTATCTCATGCACAACACAATCAGCATGAAGTATCGGTACACAGTTATTATGTAGGGATTCCACAAATCGGTATATCGAGAAGCAACTGGAGTCATACGAGGGAAGCATCATGGTGTACTTCGACTTCGATACATAGTGTAGATACACATCCCTATCGACTAGCGTGTCCTCTCCAGTGAGATAGTTCTTACAGAATACGTTCACGTTAGTAAATCTGCTAGATAGTTCGGCGACATCAGCGCTATAGTCCTTGCGACCACTCATCTCAAGCACAGTGAACCCGAATGTGAAGTCATATGACTTATCGCTGGGATCATCGAACATCGAGGTCTTACCACTAAAGAAGTGTTGAATGCTGTCCAGCCTAGAGGTGTTATATCGACTATTATCGTATCCATGATACAGATAGTAATTGTCTCGAGGTGCAACGTCTGGGTGAACTAGATCCAGTGACATTTCGTTTGGGTCGAATGCCATCTCATGAAGGGGAATACCATAGTCACGATGGGCTTTAAGAAGCGCTAACATGTTTATCAGCAGGGTGCCACATGACTGAAACTTAAGTTGTCCCCGGTCCTTGGGAAATATGAAGTTACGTTTCGAGCCTCGGGTGAGACCAGATCTCCACAAATCAACTCCACCAATTAGATATAAGTTGTCATACATCCTAAGAGAGGTGACATCCAACTTATCATAGACTTCCATCCAGTCAGACATGTGCATAGCTTCATTCAGATAAAAGTCGCCAAATAGATTGCGGCTCTCGTTGATCCTGATATCAGCGTAGCTCTCAATGAACTGCTTAGTCTTATCAGTCTTCTTTGAAGATAGATAGTCGACTTGAGCAGAATGCGTCTGGATGATGCCCATGTGAGCAACGATGCCTTTGCCTTCACGTCCAGTTACGGATCGTGTTGTGAAGAATAGTCCTTTTGTCATGGTCGTACTCATAATATAATGGGTGTTCTATTTCGTAAATGGGTAGAAACGTGTACCGATGGTGCTTTTGCCAGATCGATCGTTTAAGTGTATCTCTAGTAGAGACCACGTATGAACCCAATCGTCGACAGAGATCGCAATATCGCCCCTAGCCAGAACCTCTAATGCTAGTTCACGATCATTACCTCCGGCATACATGTTATCGCCGTAGAAGTGTATTATATCATCATCAGAGAAGTCTGTCAAGACCTGTTTCTTACTAGAGTTCTTACGGGTGATATCTATGCCAGTATCGCCTGCAATCGCTATATCATACTCGTCGCCGTATGCGGTGGCCAACACATGAACCATATATGCCCTTTCCATGATTGCATTGTCCCATCGATAATAGTCGGCTCTCTGCTGAGTGGTAGCTCCTTTACCTAAAACAGAGAAGTTTATCAGACCAGGACGGCGATCCATATGATCTCCGGTACGGTGCTCAAATGCACTGTTCCGCTCAATATCTTCTAATGTACTAAGCATGTCTGCTGGGATATCCATAGAAGATGTGCGAATATTAACATCTTTCTCCCAAACATCATTACCAGCACACTGATAGACTCTAGTACACTTATTATACAGCTCCTCACCAAGCTGATCTATCGTGCGTTTTCTATCACTACCGGTCACTAGATATACGTCATGGCTATCACAAAACTTCGAGAACCACAAAGCAAACTCTGTGTTCATTCTACTGCGACTAGGAGTTAGTGTTCCATCAACATCGAATATATAGCGCTTGGTATTCATTTCAGTCATCCTCTGATAATAAAGCAATGCAATCTCTACCATAGACATCACGCTATGGTAAAGACATGTTTGATATTTATGACGCAATTCTACTAAAGTTCTTAACCTTCTCGAACCTGATTACGCTATGGAACTTGTCAAACAACTGATCACCCTTGTGGCTGATGATAAAGATATTGGAGTCCGTTGCCAGCTCTTCAATGATCTTGAGAAACTCTTCGGTGCCAGTGGAGTCCAGCGACGAGTCCATGATCTCATCCATAATCAACAGGTTAGTCGCCACAGAGTTACGCAATTTAGAGACAGCTCTCCATGTGAACAACAGAGCTAGATCTATACGCAACTTCTCACCTTCAGAGAATGAAGCATACGAGAAATCATCACGAAAGCGAGACTTGATGGTCTCATTGAAGTTCTCATCTAGCTCAAACTGCACAAAGAAGTCCATAGCAGACAGATACTTACCAATCAGCTTGTTCATCACGGGCACGTACTGCTTAATAATACGTGTCTTGATACCGCCATCCTTCAGCATAGCCGATACGATAGATAGAGTCTCTTTGTCATCAAACAGTTTAGTCTGACTATCATGATGAGCATTCAACTCACGTTCAAGCGCTATGATATCGTTATTGTCGATAGCAACCACTTCCTTTTCAGCGCCGGTCAGTTCGTTCTTGATAGACTTGCACGAGGTCATAGACATCTTATGGTTACCCCTGTGCTCACTCACGTCTAGGTGCTTGGATGTGATAACAGACTCGACATCATCAATCTCAGCCAATCTAGTATCGAGCTTTACACTTTTATGTCTAAGCTGTCCTCTTGCGGTGGTAATTTCTTCAGCTTTGGCGGAATGGGCGGTGATTGTTTCTTCTTTGAACTCGTGTTTGATGCCTTGTTTACAGGTTGGACAATTGTCGTTATCTTCATAGAATGATACTTCCGTAGTCAATAGTCGATGTTTAGCCACCAAGTCTCGGTCGATATCATTCAGTTCAGATATTCCCTTCTTGACGCCTGCTTTATCGAGTATACTTTCAGCCAACCCGCCGATCTCGTCTAGCAATGCGTCTATAGCGACTTGCTCAGATTCAACGAATGCGATTTGCTCACGCAGTTTGTCTTTAAGACGACCTACCTCGACCTCTTTCATCTTACGAATAGACTCGTTGTGTGTCTTAGAGGACTCGATCCTGTTCTTAAGAAGGTCTATCTGGTATTTGATATCAAGTATCTCAGACTTATTAATACTTAGCTTATCCTTAAGCAGTGTATTCATCACAGTGAAGATCTGGATATCAAGTAGATCTTCGATGACCTCACGGCGTTCACCGGCTTTCAACTGCATGAACGGTACGAACGTGCTCGAGCCTAGAACAACCACTTGACCAAACGACTTGTAGTTCAGTTTAAGGATGGTCTCTTCCAAGTATGTCTGGTAGTCTCGTGCGGCTGCATCTTGGTTAAGCAGAACGTCATTCTTCCAGATCTCAAAGATATTTGGCTTGATACCACGCTTGATCACATACCGCACTGTACTAATACTAAAGTATGCCTCAACCTCTAAACCCTTGGTATTGATAGAGTTTAGTAGCTGATTCTTATTGATCTTACGAAAGGGTTTGCCATACAAAGCAAACGTCAACGCATCCAGCATAGTCGACTTACCTGCGCCGTTCTCACCGACGATCAAGGTAGACTTACTTCGGTTTAGTTGTATCTCAGTCCAAGCATTTCCGGTTGACAGAATGTTCTTGTACTTAAGCTTTTCAAAAATTATCACAGATCAATCGCCTCTTGGTATAGATCATCAAGGATCTTCTCAACTCTGACCTTATCTCCAGTAAACTCCAGGTTCTGGACATACTGCTTTAAGATCGTTAGAGTGTCTTGTGCCTCGTCGACTAACTCGCTCTCATCAATCACATCTAGATTGGTGTGGTCTTCTACGACCCTGATATCAGATGGCGATGCAGCCTGTAATCGGTCTAAGAACAGGTCAAATAGGTATGGGTTACTCTTATTAGTAACTATAACTTTTATGAAGGTGTTTGTCAAGTCTTTTGTTTCATAGTTCGCAATATCTTCAATAGTCATGTCAGTATCATCATACATGATCTTATGGAACATCCTGAACGGGTTAACAACGTGAGTCACTTCACGAGTCTCTGTGTCAAAGATGTTGAAACCTCGACGTTGGTTATAATCCGACCAGTTCATCTCGTATGGTGCGCCGAGATATGTGATGTTGTCGATAGTGGAAGGATGGTGAAAGTGTCCAGAATACACAGCATCAAACTTGTTAAATACCTTCTTATCTAGACCATGATCGCATAGCTGACCTTTCATCATCTCAAAGCCTTGGAACTCAAAGTGGCCGAACAGTACTTGAGCGTCAGTCTCCTTGTACATCTCGAATGACTTCTCCCAGTTGTCAGCACATAGCCAAGGAGATAGCATGACCTTAAAGCCATCCATATCCAACTCAACAGGCTTCTCCCAGTAGATGTGTAGATTGCTATAAGCAGATGTGCCATACAGCTGCCGAAGGCTATTGACTTCATTAGTATTCTTAAAGAAAGTATCATGATTGCCTGCGATGATGTGTAGGTCTATACCTTCATCAGCACACACTTTCATGAAGTTCTCTTCGAGATTCTTGGCAGTAAGGAAGTTGATATACTTACGTCGATCAGTCACATCACCGAGGTGAAAGACTGTCTTGATACCTTGCTCTCGTAATGTCGGGAAGAACACTTCCTTATAGAACTTAATGAAGTAGTCAGCGAATGCAACGTTATCGCTTCTAGCTCCCCAGTGTGTGTCATTTATCACAGCAATCTTCATACTCTACTCCTCAATCTTGACTTCTGGGTCTAAGACAGCTTCGACCAGTGGCTCATCTTCAATGAACTTCTCTAATCCCTTCTTAGCTTTGACTTGCTGCTTCTTCTTATCATCCATACGCTTCTCATATGCCGTAACAAAGTCTGCCATATAGTCATTGTTTAGATCAATGAATCCACTGGTATCCGAAGATTCTTGTGTACTGTTATCATCATGCTCGACTGCATTACCAGATACGACTGAGTATTCGGTGACCTTGTGCTTGATGTACAACTGCTTCTTCTCTTTGTCGATACGGCGTAAGAACGCATACCAGATGATCTGGGTGAAGTATGCAAAGGGGTTACTAGACTTCTCTGGGTCAAAGTTACCTAGTGCTTGGATTGCGTTTTCTAGACCATCGCTGATCATCTCATCTTTATATGAGTAACCCGAGAAGTTGGGCTTTGATGCTAGACGGGTTGATATCTGAAAGATGCATTGACCGATGTAATTGGTGATCTGTGGCTTAGAATCACCTGAGTCCTCTGCCTCAATGCATATCTTCTTGTATGCTACGATAGCTGCCAGGAACTCGGGGTTGTTTACGTAATTGCGCTTTGCTTTAGCCATGATGTACTGCCTCACTTGATTTATGATCCATTATACAACAGTTATGGGGCTGTGTCAATGCTTTTTTGTGATATTAATGTGATTATTTCGTAGAAAGTGCTTGACAGGTTTAGAGGGGTATGGTATAATGGTTCTATAGCGTCACTAGTAATAGCTGTTGTTTAGTTAGAATCAATCTGGTTATTTCTTCGAAAGTGCTTGACAGCACAATCATTCTTCTGTATAATGTGCTTATCGCTTCTAATAATAATATCAATGTTTGATTGCATCACGAGACGCTATGATAGAAGCTAACATCTCTGACACTGCATCATCATCTTCGTACTCATCTCTAGACTTCTTAGTAGTAACTCCAGCCAATCTCTCCATAAACGACTCGTAGTACTCAATCGCTTTATCATTTGCTTCAGAGGTGTACAGTACGTCTTGCAGTAGTAATACAACATCAGTCTCAGCAGATAACAGCATCCAGCTCTTAGCAAAGAGACCATGCACTGGATGAATACGAATCTGGATTGGATTGTCGATATGAAGCATGTCAGTGTCTCTATCTAGCACACTGGCTACTAAGTCTTCCCCACTCTTCATCTTAATGTGAATCAACATAATCTACTCTATCCTTTGATGTTAACATTATATATACGATACTCAAACCCCTCATCATCGTATATGCTGACTCTTTCCATAAAGTGCTTAACTGCAAAGTTCTTCGTATTCTTCCATTGTAGATCATCAACTATGTCGTAAAGCGTAGCTTTACTGTTTCCTGTACTCTTACGCAGTACTCGTCCTATGGATTGTAAGTTCCGAATCTTCGACTTAGAAGGACTAGCAAAGATAATATTATCCAAGCGCTTAATGTTAACGCCAGTACTAAAGGTGCCATAACTAGCGAGAATGATATTATTATCACTAGACTCAGCCAGGTGACGCACCGATTCACGATCTTCAGCACTGATTGCACCGTGGATGAAATGAACGTTCTTACCCTCTTTCTGAAGCATAGGATGTAGTACTTTGCCATGCTTCTCAACGAACTGAAACAGAATGAGCGTATTGCCTTTGAGTGAATGAGCAAGATTCCTAATATACTTGTTTCTAGAATCATTCGTAACAATCCAATCAATCTCTTCTTGATAACTCTTACCCTTATTCAGCTTCCGTATTGCGTCTGGATACTGTAGCACAAGTGCTTTGATTCCAAACTCCGCTAAGGTGTTGTCCTCAATCAACTTCTTGGTCTTCGTAACCTCGAATACAGATCCAAACAACCCTTCTAGTACTAGCTTATTGGTTAATGATCCATCAAGTGTGCCTGTAAAGCCATATCGATATTTACAGTCATTCATCTTCTCTAACACTGACACCAGAGACTTCGACTTAAAGAGGTGAGCTTCATCACCAATAACAACGTCGAACTTATCAAACCAATCTCTGCCTAACTTATATACTGACTGCCATGTAGTTACGGTGATAGCAGCATCTATGTTCTTATCTATTCCGCCTCTTATCTTATGTATATCAAGTGGATTCCCGTTATTGTACTCAATGAAGTCCGATGACATCTGCTCGACGAGTGACGTGGTTGGCACTACGATAAGCACTCTACGTTGGGCAGAATCTACGTGAAAACGTGTTAATAGGTAGATTATGAACGATTTACCTGATGCTGTAGGCGATAGTAGCAGAGATCTCTCGGTCTTTAAAGCGTGTACGACTGCGTTATTCTGGTAATCTCTTGGTACAAATGGCGATCCAAACTCTTTAGCTAGATCATATCCAGCCGTTTCTGGGATGTCGTTGTTCGGCATTACGCCAGAATCTATGGTTATTTCGTAGTCTCGTGTGTTGCAGAAGTTGACGATATGTGGCACCAGTCCAGCATATATCATACCTGTCATTGTATTGAACAGACGAATCTTGCCATCCCACACCTTATTTCGAACTGAAGGCATAAACTTAGCACCAGGTACTTCGAACTCGAAGTGGCCAGACATCTCCATCTTTATGCCGGGATCAGCTTGAACCCTAACATGAACATCGTCTATTCGCTCTACTAATACACTATCCATTATGCTCCCGTCCTAAACCTTTCCCAATCCACTATAGTTTTAAGCTGAAAGCCTCTGTTGCCAATCATTTTGATGATAGCTTCTAGGTACTCAACCTTCTGTTCTTGTGCGCCAACCTTTAGGGACTGTTCGATTAGATCATCATCAGCGTCCATGTATGATGGTATATCTTGGCGTAAAATCTTTAGTGGCTGTGGTGCCCACCCGAACTGCTTAAGCTCAGACACATCTAGCTCGCCTCGATAGTACTCTGTCTTGAGTTTGAAGAATTTCTTGTACTCGGTCTTCATCTTACGCAGGAGATAACCTTCTCCCATGTAGATCTTGAAATACTTGTTGTGTAGTTTTGGGATGTTGGCAGACTCGTTAGATACGTTGATCTGATCAACTGTACCGTCTTTGTCCCATTCTGCGATGATATCTTCTAGTTTCATTCATAATCTCCATAATTTAGGTACGTTCTATCAATTCAATTTGGTCGTTTACACTACAATGTCATACGAAGTATACTTGAAGACTATCTCGAAAGTTGGAGGAGTGACATCTGTACCAGTTGTATTGAGCTGCATGGAGCCAACCGATACTGGAAACAGGTCTTTGAACTTTATACTCACGTTACCATTCTTATTACTATTTAGTATGATCAAAGTACCATCTGTTTTGAGTCCGGTCTTAGTACTTGCCGCCGCTTTATACTGATCATAACTCTCTGGCTTAGTGATCGATACTAACCAATCAGATATCTCACGATATGATACCATATCCTCATCACATACAATGCTTACGTTAAAGTCGTCGTATGATAGCTTGTCGCCTGGCTCAAATAGAGCTTTGAAAGGAGTTGCTCTTTCGGTGACACCAGAGGCTATACCTGGGATATTGGCAGACTGGATAAAAAATTCTACATTAGGTAATCGATCAAGTATCAACTTGAACTCGATTGGAGATAGAAAATTTACATTAGTAGGCATTGTACTTCCTCGAACAAAGTGGTATTCTACTATTTATACAGACAAAAAAAAGAGGCTCCTTTCGGAACCTCAATAGTCTATAACAGTGTTGGGGTTTTACCCCCAATCTTATTATTTACAGCAGGTTGGTTACTGCGGTACGACGGTAGTAAACGTTGCTGTTAGCTGTAACTGCGCCGTTACCGACAGCAGAGCCTTGAGCGAACGGGTTAGCAACCATACCATAGCGAGTCTTAAAGCCAAGCTTAGATTGGAAGCTGTTCTCGCCAACTGCACGAACCATTTGCAATGGAACGTAAGGGCAATAGAACAAACCAGCGTCAAAAGTGCTAGAACCTTTGTAGCCGACTACCATGTAGTTAGCGCCTGCATAGGGATCGATATACACTTTGAAACGACCGTTCAGAACACCAGCAAATGTATTGCCTGTGTCATCTGGGTTCAAGTTGTTGCTGTTCAAAGCAGGAGTATAATCGAGAACGCCAGCCATCTGAAGTGCAGAAGCAACGTCAGAAGAACATACGATCAAGTTGCCTTTGCCACGACGAGTGTCTTTAGCAATTTGGTTGGCTTCTTTTTCGATTTGGAACATCAAGCCTTTGAACTTCTCTACAGACCAGCGACCATTGGCATCAACGTCTAAGTTGAAAGTACCGTTGGAGGCAACGCCACCTTGTGAACCAGCGACAGCAGTAGCGTACACAGTACGAATCACTTCACGGTTGATTTCAGCAAGCAGCTCAGCAGACAACATGTTAGCCAATTCAGTTTCAGCATCCAGACCGTGGATAGCTTTAAGATCTTGGGCAAGTTCAGTTGTGTATTCAGCTTTCAGAGCACGAGACTTAGCAGTAACTGCTACTTTCTCGATAGAGAAAGACATCTGAGCGAACTCAGCACCAGTGCCATCGCCAAGAGCTTCAGCAGTTGCTGTTGCCATGCCAGTACCAGTAGTCTCGCCACCAGTGCCTAAAGCACCAGCATGAGCACCAGCGCCAGAAACGTCGGTCAATGCTTCGCCGTAGAATGCTTCTGGCTTACCAGCTTCATCTTCGTACTTAGAACGCATTGCAAAGATCAAGCCTGTAGGGCCAGTCATTGGTTGAACACCAGCGATATCATATGCAACCAAGTTAGGCATTGCACGGCGTACCAAAGAAATCAGTACGGGATCGTAGTTAGCTACATCAGCTGAAGAGTTGGCAGGAGCCGCTTCTAGCAAAGACTGAGGAGTATAAGTTTCGCCATTACGCATAGCGGTTTCGGTGTTCTCTAGCAGAGTTGCAGTAACAGCAGCTCGGTGAGAGTTTTGGATGCCAGGAAGAGCGGTATGCTCTAAGATTGGCTTCCACTTGTTCATCAGTTCTTCATTTCTCATTTGTGGTTCTCCTTTTTTGAGATTTTACTAGTATTATTTATACAAAGCTTATTTTGCTGCATGGCGACCAAGGGTTTCGGCGTAACGAGCAATCATCGGATTTTCAATCGATGCTACTGGCTTCACGTCTTCCGCAACTTCTTCTTGTAGAAGATCAGTCTCGTCTTCCACTACAGGAGCTGATTCAGCGAAGTAGTTGTTACGAATAGCAACCAACTTTCGGCTATAATCTTCTACTGTGTCGAAAGAGACACCTTCTGAGAGAACCCGCAATTTATCTGATTGTGTATCAGTTAAAGCCTCAGAAATTCCTTTGAATGCAATTTCAAGATCAGATGCTGTCTTAGCTTCACGAACTTCGATTAATTGCTCAACGATCTCATTGTATTTAGTAGAAGACTCTTCGAGTTTAGCTTCTAAATTTGCAACGTGATCGACTTGCTCTTCATCGATTTCCATGTTATGCTCAGTAACAAGACCTTTAATTCCAGCTAACAGTGATTCAGCGACTTCGACTTTCATGGTGCTTTCGACCTGAACCTTGTTGTCATCCATCCAACTCTCTACTATATAGTCAAGATAGGAATCAACTTTTTCTACTAACTCTTCCACAGCAACATCGACTTGCTCCTGTAGATCACGCTCAAACTTCTCTTCAAGTTCAACTTTTTCAGCAAGAACTTTTTCGTGTACTGCGGCCTCGAAGATTGCGACTGTCTGCTCTTTAAAGTCTTCAGATAATTCTGAACCTTCAAACATACGGTCAACAGCTTCTTTCAAGCCTGTGTTGTTTTTACCTTGAGGCGTCTTAACATCATCTTCGATGTCATCGGCTGTAGCGTCAGCGGCTTTTTTTACATCGCCCTTTCGCTTCTTAACAGCACCGCCAGTTGGAATCACAGCATCAGCTGCGACCGAATCTTCACCAGTGGCTTGCGCCTCTTCCAGGTCTAGACTCGTTTCTAGTTTATCACTCATCGACTTCTCCTTTTTAATGTAAGTGTATTCATTCAGTATTATTTATAAAAATCATGTCTTTGACAAAGATCTTACAAACTTTTCAAAAAGAGCGGCTGCTTTGAACTCTAGCTCTTTCGTAGAGACTTTTGCTGACTTTTTGATCTCTTCTTCAATCTGGTCAAAAGCTTGCGCTGCTGCCCAAGAGGATGAAGCTACATCGTATACCCATTCAACGCCTTCCATAACACCTTTAACGAATGCGTCTGGAGCAGAAGGATCGGCAACAATATCTCCGGCAGTTGCAAGCATAAAGTCGCTCTGCACTTCCATGATACCATCTTTGTTCTGTTTAATTGAACCCATTCCTCGTGAAGATATACCAACTAGGCAGCCTTCATCGATAAGATTTTTAACGATCTTACCCATGGGAGTTTCCATGATCTTAGCACGACCAACGATATTTGACCCTTCTTGTCTCAACTCTGTGAACATGTGTGAAACACGATCTAAGTTGATAGTTGGACCCGCTGGATGTCCTAATTCGCCATACGCACGATTCTTCATTACGTATGTCTCATTGTAACGCTTCATCTCTTTAGCAAGAACACTTGATGGATATACTCGTCCATTACGGTTCTTGATATCACCTTGCATGATGATACCTTCGATGAAATAATTCTTTCCTTTGCCGTCTTCGGCCTCTTCAGTGATATACTGAACTTCTTCGACGATCTCTTTAATTAGCAATGACATATCTATTTATCCTACTTGAAAAGCGGCTGGTGTACAGATAACTGCTACGTCAGACGCAAGCTTATCTGTAGAACTTTTAGCAATGAATGTTACCGTGTTAGCTGGAACAGTAATGTTACCAATCGCACCACCGGCTGAAGTTGTCTGCGTTATAACCGTGATAGCGTTAGCATACACACGGACTAAT